GAAGCACAAAAATTTGTACAATCACAGTCACAATCAGCTGCAGATAAACAATTAGAAGCTTGGAAACAAAATAATCTTGAAAAAATCAAGGAAACAACAATCAAGGAGTATGAAGAATCTAAGAAAAATAAAACTCCTGAACAAATTAAATTAGAAGAATTACAGGCTGAATTTGAAGCTGAAAAGGCATTACGTGTGACTAGTGATAATAAAGCTTTTGTTGCAGAAAAAATTGCTGGCTTAGATTGGGACGGAGATTTGAAAGATTCTATTTCTCAATTTATGTTAAATAATCTTGTTAGTTCAGATACTGAATTTACTAAGAAGGCTGTAGAAGGCTTTACAGAGCTTTTAGAAGCAATAAATGATAAGCATGCAGAAGCTATTAAAAATGTAGAAATGACTAAAGCTTTTGGTAATAAATCGCAACAAACCAACATGGTAACTGGTAATCAAACAAAATCGTTTGAAAATCCAGAGGCAGCATTAGGACAAAAATTACAAGCATTTATCGATTAGGAGGAAACTACAAATGAAAAAAAGTTCATTAAATAATCTTGAGTATTTAGATATTTCACAGGAAGTTAATGCATTACAAGTTCCAAATACACCATTTTTAAGCTATTTGTTAGGCGCAGGCAAAGTTGAAGCTGCCAAGTCAACTGAGATTAAATGGCGAGAATACGGCATGAATAATGATGATTCATCTGCTCAATTAGAAGGCGGAGAATACGCAGATGCGGAATCTGATCGTACATGGTTTAACAACTATACTGAAATTTTCAGAAAATCAACTTCTGTATCTGGCACATTAGATGCTATTAATGTAGATGGTGTAGGAAATGAATTGAATAGCCAAGTAGCTCTTCGTGCTACAGAAATGAAAATTGACTTAAATCGTAAATTGATTGTTGGTGTAAAGGCTGATGAATCTGGTTCTAAAGGTCGTCAGATGAACGGAATTTTAAATTTGATTAGCTCAACGAATAAAGTCGAAACAGCAGCTGCGGGGGCAGTAACAAGAAAAGATATTGATGCCTTATTTAAAACAATGTTCCAAAAAGGATACATGGGCGAAAAATTATGTTTAGTAGCACCTGATATGCAAGAATTAATGACTGATCAGTTGGATGAAAAATCAACAAAAATTGTGCAATTTGGCGATAAACTTACTTTTGGATTGCAACTTGGAAATATTGTCTCAAATTACGGTTCAGGAATTGCGTTAATTGAACCCAATTTACCTAATGGAACAATCGCAGCTATTGATACTAATTATGTAAAATTACGTCCACTACGTGAATGGCGTGCGGAAGAATTAGCAAAAACAACAGATTCAAGACGGATTGGATTAGTTGGTGAGTACTCAATTGAATACAAAGCTTCTAATTCTGGAGCAATCTTGAACTTGAAAGCCTAAAATATAATAACGAAGGAGGAAATTAAAAATGGCAACAGCAAAAAAAGAAGTAACCTATCGTGTGCTTGACAAGAAAAACTTTGTGGGCTTTATGCATCCTAAAACAAAAAAATTTATCACAGCAAACGAAAATAATGAATTTGTAGTTTCAGAAGACGATAAAGAAGCTATTGAAATATTAGAACGTGCTGCAGATACTTTTAAAGTTTAGGTAATGATGCTTTATGGTTGATGAAAAAAAAGAAGAAATCGTTGAGAAAATTCAATTGATGCTACCTAACGCTTCTGAAGATAGGATTTTGTCTGTTTTAAACCTTGTTATCTTTGAAATCAATTCTTACAATATTTATAAAATTGATATTGCTTGGGACGAGTTTGAACCACTTATAATTGAGGTTATCTACAAAGCTTTAAAAAACGAAATAGATAAGTCTGTAGCTAGTGTAAAACGTGGTGATACATCAATTAGTTATGTAGTTGAATCAAAAGACATACAATCACTCATGAAGAACTATAGCAGTGCTATTAAACGTATTTTAGGCTGTGATAGCGGGGTGTTTTTCTATTGAATGAAGCAGAAATTTTAGCAGCTACTTATTTTGATACCTGTATTATTGAGAGAATGAGCGATATTGAAAATACGGAAAGTGGGATTACTGAACAAGCTTATTTTCCAATTCATGATGGCAAGTTACCCTGTGCTTTCTCTCAAGGAAGTATGGGAAACTTACCTGTAATAGAAAACAAAGAAGCGTTTAATATCTCTTATGAAGAACAAAAACTTTTTTTAGAACCTAATATAAAAGTTAAAAAAGGAGATAGAATAACTATTGCTCAAGGTACAGGTCAAAAACATGTGTTATTTTCAAAAAAACCTTTTTATTATCCAAGCCATATAGAAGTAGTGCTATCAGGAAGTGCAATTGATGAGTAAAAGCGATCTTAGAATGAAATCAAATGCTGATAAAGTTATTGCAAATTTAAAGAAAATGACACCCATTGCTGAAAAAGAAGGTACTGCAATGGTGAATGATTCGTTAGCTAAAATTTATCAGTTAATTGTACCTTTGACACCAATTAAATCGGGTGATTTAAGACGAGGTTATCGAATCATTAAAGCTAGAAAGCTGTCTAGTGGTCGTATCGTGGGAGCATTGATTAATAATGAAAAATATTTTAGATATGTAAACGATGGCCACCGAACAAAAAATGGCGGATTTGTTAAAGGCAGATTTATGTTGCAAAAATCTAATAAATTAGCTAATGCAACATATATTCCGAAACGATTTAAACAAATGGCGATTATCATTGTTAAGAAAGGATAGATATGTACGATAAAATTTTAAAAATGCTTACTGACACAATAAAACAGTTCTCGGATGCACCTATCTATCTTGATAATGTGATGCAATCGTCAGAACCGTTTTATTTCGTTTTGAGCGTAGAAGAAAGCATGACTGATAATGTAGGTCAAAACGTTCAAAATAAAGCATACAATGTTGATATTGCACTGGTTGATAGTAAGAAAGATAAACAATTAGTAAAAAGCCTAACAGAAAGCTGTGGGGCTTTTTTTAATGTGTTGAATTTGGACGGAAACGAATTGTTTCCAGAAGATTATCAAACGTTTAAAACAGACGGAATTCAACATATCAATTTTAATGTTGCGTTCCCTCAATTAATTGAATGGAGTGAAAAATAGATGGCAAAAAAGAAAAATGTAAGTGTCATTTCTGTAGAGAAGCCAACGTGGTTCCCACTAACAGACGAAACGGGCGCTTTTCCAGTTTACGGAGCGCCAATTACAATCGGTACTGCTGTAAGTATCAAACCAGATGTTACAACAGAAACAACGCCTGACTATGGCGATAGTGTAGTTCAAGATCAGTATGTTGCATTTGGTGGTGCAGAAGTTACTTTAGAAACAAACGGCTACCAAAATGAAGTTTTAGCTGAAATTACAGGGGGAAAAAAATTAAAGGGTGGCGTATTGCGGTCTGCGGATGATATTGCATCAGATGGCGCATTTGCTTATCGTCGCCGAAAATCGAACGGTAAATATCGCTATACGATTTTCTATAAAGGAAAATTTGCTTTAACATCTGATGAAACATCTACATTAGAAGGAAGTTCAGTATCTTATACCCATCCAGAATGGACGGGGTCTTTCGTTGATGTTCCAGGGTTGGGTTATATGTATTCCGTGGATGAAGACGATGAAGGTGTTGACTTAGAGATGATTAAAAACTGGTTTACTGAGGTAATGGATCCACGTAAAGAAAATACTACTGCTGTTACTGGTGTAACTTTAGACCAAACAGAGTTAAATTTAAAAGTTGGCCAAACAGCAACCTTAACACCGACAATTACACCAGATAACGCCTCAAATAAAAAATATCAGTTCCGTTCAGAAAGTGAGGCTATTGGAACTGTAACACCAATTCAAGGGAAGGTTACTGCTGTAGGAGAAGGGACAACGGAAATCGTAGTCACAACAGAAGATGGTAACTTTACCGCAAAATGTACATTAAATGTAACAACAGCAGATTAAAAATAACAGTTTAGGACGACCTTGTCGTCCTATTTTATATGGAGGAATTAAAATGGCAAGTAAATTTCAACAAAAAATTAAATTAATGATTAAAGATGGAAGCAAATATACTACAAAACAATTCACGTCGGCAGAATTTTTACCAGGTTCAGTCATGGATACAGGTACGGATTTACAAATCAGGTTAGAAGAAGCAACAAAAACAAATGATATGGAAGCAATTCGTCCTATTTTAAGAGAATGCTATGACTTTATTGCTGACGTTATTTTTGAAAAACAGTTTACTGGACAAGAATATATTGACGGTATGGATGCTCGTGAATTATTGAAAATTACAGCTCAATTGTTAGGTTCTGTTACTTCTGGTTATGATGCAATTTATTCTGAACAGAAAAAAAAGTAACGGAACTTTTATACCATCCTCATTTTAAGTACACGCCACAATATCGAGAAGCAGAACTAAAAAGTTCGCTTCTTGAGAATGGGTGGACTTTAAATGAGATCGAAAACACAGATTTAAACGAGCTTTTGAAAATTTATGCATTTAAAGATGCTGTAGACGAATTTGAAAATATCAAATATCTTGATGAAAATACTATGTTCTAAGAGGGAGGGGGTACTTTTTGAACAATGAAGACTTAGTCTTAAAAATGATACTGGATGAATCTGGCTTTTCACAAGGATTAAATTCAGCAGTAAAAAAGTTACAAGGCTTTGATGTTGAAGTTGATAGAACAGGACAAAAAGGCGGCCGATCTCTTGGGAGCATATGGACGTCGTTTGCTGGTAACTTTTTAGCCAGCGGAGCTACTAAAATCATCTCAAAAGGAATTGGGCTGATTACCAGTAATATTGACGGAGCTATCAATCGTGTAGATACGTTAAACAACGCAAATCGCGTATTTGAAAATATGGGCTTTTCAGCTGGCGAAACATCAAAAACAATGGATAGCTTAAAGAAAAGTATCCAAGGGTTGCCTACACCTTTAGACAGTGCAATTAAAGGTGTTCAATTAATTGCTTCGTCTACAAACGACTTAGGAAAATCAGAACAGATTTTCGCAGCTTTAAATAATGGTATCCTCGGCTTTGGTGGGTCTGCAGAGATGGTAGACAATGCTATTATCCAGCTTTCCCAATCGTTCTCAAATGGTAAAGTAGATGCGCAAACTTGGAACTCAATGATTAACAGTGGTTTGGGTCCAGCGTTGAATGCTTTAGCAAAACAGATGGGATTAACAGCTGGTCAGATGAAAGAAGGTCTCTCCGATGGTTCAATTTCAGTTGAAGAATTCCAAGATGCTTTAATCAAATTAAATAAAGAAGGCGGTGGCGGTCTTAAATCATTAGAACAGATTGCTAAAGATTCTACCGCTGGTATTAAAACAGGTTTAGCTAACATGAAGACTGCAATCGTTCGTGGTGTGGCCAACGTTGTTACTAAAATTGACGAAGGATTAAAAAGCGCAGGTTTTGGAAGTATAAGTGAAATCATTGCTGACAAAGGGGCAAAAATGGAAGCAGCTTTATCTAAATTTGCCGAGATGATTCCGCCAATGATTAAAACAGTCAAAGAGTTATATGATACCTTGGAACCTTTTGCGCCTGTACTTGCAGGCCTTGCTGGAAGTATCGGTACCATGATGACAATCAACAAGGTAAATAGCTTAGTCGAAGATGCAGTAAAAGGCTATAAAAATTGGCGTGCCGCTACTGAGGGAGTTACAACAGCTCAAAAAATTCTAAATACTGTTATGAAAGCAAATTGGATCGGCATCATTGTTTCTGCAATTGTTGGTCTGATTGTTTACATTGGTTATCTGTGGAAAACTAATGAAAACTTTAGAGAAGCGGTTAAAAATATTTGGAAAAATATACAAGAGTTTATCTCAAGCGCTGCAGATATTGTTGTAAAGGCTTGGGATTCCACAATGGAATTTTTCAGTAACATGTGGAATGGCACAAAAGAGGCTTTTTCGAATGCTGGCACATGGATGAAAGAAGCACCTGGAAATGCAGCCGACTGGGTTAAAAATAAGTGGAACGGTACCAAGGAATTTTTCAGTGGACTTTGGAATTCAACAAAAGAAGGCTCAAAAAATACATGGGAAAATATTAAACAAAGTGCTGCTGACAGTGCTAAAAGTGTTGGAGAAAGTTTTAAAAATGGCTTTGATAATGTGAAAGATTGGTTTAAGGGTGTTGGAAAATCAATATCAGATGTTTTCACAACAGCATTTGATTTTGTCTGGAAATATATTGGTCCATATGTAACAGGAATCAAAAATGCGTTTAAAATGGTTGTTAACGCTATGAAAGCGAACATTGAAAATGTCAAAATGATCGCTGAAAATGTCGTCACCATTCTAAAAAATGTTCTATTAGCTCCAATTCTTTTCATTACATCAATGATCACAGGTGGATGGGAAGAGGCAAAAGAAAACATGATTGCCGTTTGGGATAATATTGCTGAAGCTGCTCAGACTATTTGGTTCGGGATTAAAAATATCTTTTATAACACTGTTACAGCTATTTCCTATTCAGTCACTTCTATTTTTAATGGATTGATGTTGACAATTAAAAAGATTTGGATTGATGTGAAGTTATTTTTCACCTTACTCTGGATTGACATTAAATATGGAGCGATCAACGTTTGGATTGAAATTAAATATTCTATCATCGAAACGTGGATAAATATTAAATTTGAAGCAATTAGAATATGGGAAAGTTTGAAAACTTGGTTCTTTGAAACAGTAGAAAACATTAAAAATGGTGTAATTGATGGTTGGAATAACTTAAAACAAGGCACAGTTGATACATTTAACGCAACTGTTCAATGGTCAAAAGATACCTGGAATAATTTTAAACAGTGGATTGTTGATCTTGTGACAGGTATAAAAGACGGCATCATTAACGGTTGGGAAAACTTAAAACAGGGAACAGTTAATATTTTCAACAATTTGGTACAAGGTGCTAAAAATGCGTGGAATAATCTTAAAAGAAGCGTTAGTGATACAGTTGAAAATGTGAAGCAAACCTTTAATGATATGCGCCATATCGATTTATTTGAAATTGGTAAAAATATTATCCAAGGATTAGTTAACGGTATTGGTTCAATGATTGGTGCTGTGAATAAAAAAATTAAAGAAGTTGCTGGTAATATTAAAGAAAAAATCAAAGGTGCTTTAGGCATTCATTCACCTTCAAGATGGATGCGGGATATGATTGGTAAAAATATTGTATTAGGTGTTGTAGCTGGTATTGACCAAGAAAAAGGAACGCTTGACAAATCAGTGAAAAAAATGACCGATTTACCAACAGAGTTACCAAATTTTTCTACTACTGGCAGATATATCAACCAACAAGGAGCTCAAACAGAAAGCTTAGCTAAAAATAAAGGTAATGCTACGACTAATATTGGCGGTGATACTTTCAATATCAATATACAAGCTATGGGAAAATTAAATGAAAAACAATTAATGGATATGGCTAAAGACCTCGTTAAGTATATTCAAATTGTTAAAAATAGAGATAGTGATGCAACGGGGGGTGCTTTTGGTGGAATTTAAAAGAGGACAGTTTTTTCTTAATGGAAAACATAGTTCTGAATTCAATGTATTTATGAGAGAAAGACCTGAACGACTTTCTGCAGGACGTGTGGTAGAGCTTAGGGAGCGAATGGGTAATGATTCAATAGCCGTTGATTTTGCATATTATAAAAATGTAGAACGTACCATTACATGCTATGCGAAAGCAAATACTTTACAAGAAGTTTCTTTTTTAGAAGATGAAATTTCCTTTTGGCTCGATATGGGAAACTATTCTGATTTTATTGTCTATTTTGATGAGCATTATATTTATCAGGCGATTGTAACGAGTCCACCAAAATTTACAGGAACAAGAAAAAGCGGGGTTTTAATTCCTTTTGAATTTACTGTAAGTATCCGACCTTTTAAGAAAAATCGTATTGGCCAATATTGGATAAGTAATCCTAATCAGTTAATCAATACAGAAAAATATCCTTCAGAACCCATTATTCAGATTTTGGGGTCTGGGGATATTTCTTTTTTTATTAATAATCAATCATATTCATTAAAAGCAATTAACGGTGACATCATTATAGATTCAGAAAAACAAGAAGCTTATAGAAAATCAGGTGGAGCATTTGAAATCTTGGATCATAAAACACTTTTTAAAGATTATCCGATTTTAAAATGTGGAGAGAATAATTTTCGCTGGACTGGTAAAGTAACAGAGTTTAAGGTTCAGCCGAATTGGAGGCGAAAGGTTTGATTCCAGTTATTTTTAAACCTGGAGAAAAAGATTTTTCAACAAATGGATTAGGACGTCTTGTTGATGCGGCACGTTGCGAAATCACTGAAGAAGCAAACGAAAAATATGAACTAGAAATGGACTATCCAGCGATTAGCAGATTTAGTGATTATTTCGAAAATGGCTATCAAATTAAAGCAAAGCCAAATGACTTAGAAGAATACCACATTTTTGAGATCAAACAAACGTTTAAAGATACTTTTACTAATAGCATTGTTATTTATGCCCAATCTCGTACTTATAAGCTAGGAAACAGACAAGTGAGGCTAGTAACAGTTGATAATCGTAATGGTGCAGAAGCAATGAAATTAATCGAACAGAACATGGACGAACCTTGTGATATCAAACTATATTCTGATATAAATACAGCTTCTAGCACTACATTTGAAGCTAGAAATGTATTGAATTGTATTGCAGGGGAACAAGGTTCTCTACTTCAATACTGGGGCGGAGAAATAAAACGAGAGCCTTTTAAATTATCTTTGCTAAGGCGTAGAGGACGAGATAACGTTGGAACTGTTCGTTATGGTAAAGATTTAAAAGGATTAACCATTAAATTTGATTGGCAATCAATTGTTACTAAAGTTTTGCCATTTGCAGAGCTTCAAAGTGGAGCAGACGGAACTTCTCAACGGATTTATGGAAATGCAGTTAAAAGCGAATATATCAGTAAGTATCCTGATGTTTACGCTCAATACATCCAATTTACTGAAGATCAAGGAGTAAAAGATTTAGCTAGCTTAAATAAAGTGGCAAGTAAATACTTCACTACATTATATCCAGGAAGTGATAAGCCTAAAGTTTCTATTGAATTAGAAATTGAGAAACTTACAGATTCAGAAGAAGCAAAAGAATTTGCTAAGATGCGTAACTATAATTTATTCGATACATTCATTGTGTACCACAAGCTTTATGATATTGACATTCAAACGAAAGTTACAGGAATTGTCTATGATGCTTTAGCAGAAAAAACAATAAAAATCACTGCGGGAGATATCCAAGTTGCTTTTTATAAACAGCAAAGTCAAGACTTTCAAGAAGCTATAAAAACATTGACAAAAAAAGAGTATATGAGTGATTTTGTAGATTATATTACTGATTTGATTAACGGTGTTGAAGGCGGAAGTATACGTCAGTATCCTAAAAATCGACCTAACACCCATTATTACTTAGATACGGAATCCACGGATACTGCAAAAGATGTGATTGCAATTAATCACAAAGGAATTGGATTCTCAAGAACTGGTTGGAAAGGTCCATTTAAAAATGCGTGGGGAATTAATGGAATATTGAATGCGGACTTTATAGGAGCTGGCAAAATAAAATCCAATATTTTTGAAACATCATTTAATAGCTGTGGAGATATTTTACGTATGGTAAACGGTATTTTACAAGCTTGGAATAATAAGAAAAAAATCATGGAATTAACTAAAAAAGGGATGGAGTTTTGGAATGGTAATAGTCACGTTGGCACGATGGGAACAAAGGGAAATCCTTTTCCAGGGTTAGCAGATAAAAATGGAAATCCTGTAGTTTCTGATGGGAATTCATTACTATTAGTCGCAGATAATCCCCAAAAAATTATTGGTTTGTCTAACCAATCAGGCACAGGACATTTAATTACTGGTCCTACACAGTTTTTTGTTGGAAATAATTTTAACTTTTTTGGTCCAAATGGAAGTAAAGCAATTTTGACAGTTGATCGATTGATTGTGGGCGGCAAAGAAGTTATACCTGGTCAAAATGGTGGTGGCGGTTCTGGAGCTGGTACAGGTGGTTATCCATCCGAAGTTACAAGCGATGCAGATAAATTTGCTTGGGACTTATGGAGTTACCTACTAGCTAACGGATACAGCAAAGCAGCTGCTGCAGGTATCCTCGGAAATGTACAAGGAGAAGTTGGTCCAAGTATGAACCCAGATACCGAGCAAATAGGCGGTCCAGCTTACGGATGGGTTCAATGGGACGGTTCAGCATATCCATTGGTAGGCGCACCAACTTGGAATGGCCGAGAATATGTACAACGCTTAATCGCAGCTGCAGGTATCAAACAAGACTATAGGACGTCATTAGCCCAAGCTCAATTAATTAATTGGTGTATGTTCAATGGGCAATGGTTAGGACAAGTAAGTCCATTAACAGTTGATGAATTTAAAGTTGTTAGCTCGCCTAAAACCGCTGCTTATGCGTTTGAATTAAACTTTGAACGTCCAGCTGCAGCACATCAAGAAAGACAAACCTATGCACAAGCATGGTATGACAAATTCAAAGATTTGAAAGCTTCTACTGCAACAGGAAAAGCTGGGATAGAACATTTGGAGACCTTAATGGGCAAATGGCTTGGTAATGGGCAATGTTATGCCGTTCCAGCCGAATATTCTGGTTTTATGGGCGGCTGCGGTTTAGGTGCAGGAACAATTTATGGCTTTTCACATGTAATTGGTGATACATCATCTGCTGCAGATATTGGTGAAGCATATGATTGGAATGCGGTAGGTTGGCGAGTAATCCAAAATCCAACGTATCAAGATTTAGTAGTAGGAGCAATCGTCAATATTAGACGAGGTGGCCAATGGGGAACAGGTTGGACAGTAGACCCAACATATGGCCATACGGGCGTGATTTACGGATTAAATAACGGACGTATCCAAACCATAGAACAGAACGCCGAGCAAGGGCAAATTGTCGCAAAATATGACCGATTATATTTTGCTAATTCGATTCAATCGATTGTTATTCCACCAAAATAACGAAAGGAGGATTTTTCAATGGTTAAATGGCAAGCAACGCTAAGTACAACTGAACCTTACAATTACATTGGGATTCAGAATGTACGACAAGGAAATCGAAACACAGAAGTCTTAGAAGCCATACTAGTTGAAAATGCTTTGCCACTTGATTTAACAGGTTGCGAAGTTTTTTTTGAATCGGTTATTGATAATAAATATCCGATTCAACGAGCAGCAAAAATTGTGAATGCCAAAAAAGGGATTATCCAGTATACCTTTGATGAATATTCTATGCAGTCATTGCATAGACAGGAAGCATACTTCAGTATTCATAAAGGCGACAATCTAATTGGCTCAACGCAGAACTTTTCTTACTTTGTTGTGAATGCTGCTTCTAAAACAGAAGGTGAAATGGGGTCATATTGGCAGTCAATCGAGGATTTGATAGCTGATATGACTGCTTTTATTAATGAAAACAAGGGCGATTTCACAGCGTGGATGAACGCTAGAAAAGAAGAGTTTGAAAAATGGCGTAAAAATCAACAAGATACTTTTGAAGCTTGGCGGAACGGCCAAGAAACAGATTATCTAAAATGGTTCGAATCAATCAAAGATATTTTAAAAACTATTGATCCAGGCGGAACAATGTTAGCCGAGCTAATGGATGCACGTGTAGACATACAAGGAGTACGTCATAATTCACTTTCTGAGCGTTTATTGGCTGATATGAACTATTTGTATCATCGGTTAGAGGAACGGCTATACACCATCAAATACGGTAATGTAAACACGTTAGAAATTTTAGAGGATGATTCATTTTCTAAGAATCATGAAGTTGAAGTATTGGGAACAGTTAATCATCCAATTGAAGAAGGGGCGTTAATTATAGCGACAGTTGATGATTCAAAACAAAATGTTTTTACGATTGAAGGTGTAGACAATGGTTGATGCTAAAAGAATGATGGAAACTGATGAAAATGGGATTAAACGTCAGTTTTTTCCTATGACACACGTATCGGCAATCCTTGGATTAACAGAGATAATGGCTGGTAATTCAAAAGTATCTTCAGTAAATGGACATACAGGCGCAGTCATTATTACGCGTGCAGACCTAGATTTACCTATTGATGGGATTATGATTTCGAAACAGGAGTATGACAAAATGTTAAAAATCATAGCCGATTATGAAGATGGAAAACTAGGTGGTTCTGGTGTTGAGTTTGAAAAAGTAAAAGGAGATGAAGAAATAAATGCCTGATTTATATGTAGTGAAAAAAGACGGCGTAGCTATTGATGTACAAACTAGTACAGCTGGCGTTGTTGGATTAAATGAATTTGTTGATGGAAAAATTAGTGGTGCTGAAGCAGGCACTGTCTCGTCTGTAAATGGTCATACAGGTGAAGTTATTTTAACTGCTTCTGATGTAAAAGCACTGCCAGACACAACTGTTATTCCAACGCTTCCTAGCAATGCCACTTCTGAAAAAGACGGTTTAATGTCTAAAACGGATAAAGCAAAATTGGATGCATTACCAGTTTTTACATTTGAAAAGGTAGGTGAAGCGTAATGGCAGATATCGTTCAGTTAAAAGAAAATGGTGTTGTAAAGTATATGAAAACACATGCAGATGCTATTGACGGCGTGGAAGGAAAATTAGTAAAGGCCGTTGGAAATGAGACTGTTTTAGGGACAAAGAATTTTCAAGATGGGATTCAAATCGGTGGTAAATCTGTATCGGTTAATGCAAAACCGACCTATGAGGTGGTGAAAGACTACTGGGATGGAACTGGAGCTTATTTGACAGAATCTCAATCAGTAACAATTTCAAATAGCAGCAATGTGGATGAAATTGTTTTGATATTCTCGCGTTACAACGATAACGGTGGCGGTATTGTTCACTCAATACCAGTTACTCCGAATATTACGAAATTAAAATACGAATTACCAGCAGTTGCATGGGTAGGTTCTGCTTCAACAGACCCAACAATAGCGTATAAAAAAATATCTATTTCTAAATCTGGTACATCTTTAGTGATTACAGGAGATACTGCAAACACATTAAATGAAGCAAATAAAAAAATTGTTTTTAGAGAAATCGGCGTTATGCGTCGTAAATAGGAGTGGATAATAAAATGAAAAAAATATATAAAGTGCTCTACCCAGTAGGATTTCAAATTTTCGAAGTTCAAGATGATTATGTTGTAGCCTTGCCATTTGTAGAGGAGAAACCACTAGAAAATTTAGTGAATGAACAATCCCAATTCTTTAACTTTTCAGAACAAAAATGGGAAGAAGCAGTGACACAGGATTATACAAAAAAATTGAATTTGTTAGAAAATCTTGCTAATGGCTTAGAAGTTTCAAATAGTGAGTTAAAACAAGCAAATGAAAAGCTAACTGCTAAAGCAGAATCACTTGCACAAATCAATTCTAAGACGATGCTTACTTCTCTTCAAAATACAAGAGAAATTGATGCTATTAAAGAACAAATCGGAGGTGCAAAATAATGTATTCATATGATGACATTAAACTGATGTATGATTGGGGACTATTTACTCCAGAGCAGGTTGCAGAATTTGTGCCTAGTTGTATTACAGAAGATGAATTTACTAAAATGACAGGTGAACCGTTTAGCAAAAGCTAGGCGGTTCTTTTGTTAGAGGGATGGAGACGATAACTTGAAAGATGATCCTTTAATTGAAATCGTCGATCGTTTGGCACGGATTGAAACAAAGTTGGATAATCATGAACAATTAAGAGAGAAAGCAGACATAGCGCTCTCAATGGCCAAAAACAATGAAGGCGATATTGCGGAAATAAAAGAGAATCAAAAGTGGACGTGGCGAACAATTGCAGGAATTGGGGTTTCTGTTGCTGTCTATTTAATCACGAAATACTTAGGAGGAATTTAGAAATGATATTACCAGACAAGTATTACAAAATCATCAAGTGGGGAGTGCTTACTGTGCTTCCTGCAAGTTCTGTTTTGATTGCCACGCTAGGTAAAGCCTACGGTTGGCAACAAACAGATATGGCTGTTTTAACTATCAATGCCATTGCAACTTTTTTAGGAGTAGTAACAGGTGTGTCAGCATATAATTTAAAAGACAAGGAGAAGTAAAAATGAAAAAGAAAATTTTAGTAGGAGCGCTTGTCGCTCTATTTTTTATGCCTTTAAATGTATTTGCTGCAAAAGGTGACCAAGGCGTTGACTGGGCGATTTATCAAGGCGAACAGGGTCGTTTTGGTTATGCACATGATAAATTCGCCATTGCTCAGATTGGCGGCTACAATGCTAGCGGTATTTATGAACAATACACATATAAAACGCAAGTAGCAAGTGCTATTGCCCAAGGTAAACGTGCGCATACCTATATTTGGTATGACACTTGGGGAAACATGGACATTGCGAAAACAACAATGGATTACTTTTTGCCACGTATTCAAACGCCTAAAAATTCCATCGTTGCATTAGATTTTGAACATGGAGCGTTGGCTAGTGTTCCAGATGGATATGGAGGATATGTAAGTTCAGATGCCGAAAAAGCAGCAAATACAGAGACAATTTTGTACGGTATGCGCAGAATCAAACAGGCTGGCTATACTCCAATGTATTACAGCTATAAGCCATTTACACTAAATCATGTAAACTATCAACAAATCATCAAAGAGTTTCCTAACTCTTTATGGATTGCTGCGTATCCTATCGATGGTGTGTCACCATATCCATTGTATGCTTATTTCCCAAGCATGGATGGTATTGGCATTTGGCAATTCACATCCGCTTATATTGCAGGTGGTTTAGATGGTAACGTAGATTTAACAGGAATTACGGATAGTGGTTATACAGATACAAATAAACCAGAAACGGATACGCCAGCAACAGATGCAGGCGAAGAAATTGAAAAAATACCTAATTCTGATGTTAAAGTTGGCGATACCGTCAAAGTGAAATTTAATGTAGATGCTTGGGCAACTGGTGAAGCTATTCCGCAATGGGTAAAAGGAAACAGCTATAAAGTGCAAGAAGTAACTGGAAGCAGAGTATTGCTAGAAGGCATCTTGTCATGGATTAGCAAAGGTGATATTGAATTATTGCCAGATGCAGTAACGGTTCCTGATAAACAACCAGAAGCAACACATGTGGTTCAATATGGCGAAACATTATCGAGCATTGCTTACCAATACGGAACAGATTATCAAACGTTGGCGGCATTAAATGGATTGGCTAATCCAAATTTAATTTATCCTGGTCAAGTTTTGAAAGTAAATGGATCAGTAGTAAGCAATGTTTATACAGTTCAATACGGTGATAATTTATCAAATATTGCAGCCAAACTCGGCACTACTTATCAAGCCTTAGCTGCATTAAACGGATTAGCAAATCCTAACTTGATTTATCCTGGTCAAACATTGAATTATTAAGAAATAAGCAAATCCCTACTTCTCGCTGTGAGAGGTAGGGATTTTTTTGTTTATTTCCAATATTAGTCTGTCAATTCTTTTGAATTACTTTTGATTTTTCTATTTAATTTAGTATAAAGCTTGTAGAAACAACTTTTTCTAAAGTAAGATACTTTTGAGATACTTTTGTTTTTCTAGCTTGGTTGTACTGTATAAAACAAAAATATTTTTTACCACAAAATTTACCACAGATTTGCGGTATTATTTACATATCTTAGATTATTAAAAATGACAAAATAGCTATTTAATGCGTATTGTATGATTTTTTTGTTCCTTAAATTGTTATGGAATTTCTTCAAGAGAGAGGGAATGCGCTAGCGCTCGTTCTTGAAAATCGGCACTTTCATAAACCGCCATAATGGATGAATCTACATATTTCATACTCCGGGGATCCAAAGGGACATAGCCTCCTTGGGGACTAACATAGTCAACTGAAAATCCTGCTTTGGTTACTTCTTCCACGAACTCCGTGGCTTCACCTAGCCAGAGGCCAGTCGGTTCTTCGGTGCCGTGATAACGGGAAACGTTTGTGAGGACCACGAGAATTTTTTTCATGCTTGCTTCCTCCCTGGCATAATCGACGTAATGTGGGTCAATAGTTGTTGGAGTTGCTCAATTTTGGTGGTATCGTGAGAAAGTGAGTAATAATTTTTAGTTCCTTCACTGCGACAATCAATTAATTTGGCTTGTTTCAAAATTTTTAAGTGGTGAGAAACAGCGGGGCGTGAGAGCTGTGTCGCCTCTGTTAACTCAGTGACACGACGGCCAACACAGGCTTGGTCTTCTAACAGTGCAATAATAATTGCTTGGCGTTTTTCATCACCCAATGCGATTAAAAAATCACTAAGCGCAGTAAATTCTGTTTGAATTTCTTCTAATTCTTTCATATTTTTCCGCCTCTTTGGTTCGTATTTTTAAACGATTAAACCATTTTTCGTGTTTTTTGTCAATAAAATACGCTGAGGGCTGAAACTTGACGTGGATTCCATTCTTCGTTAAGATACTAATTGATTAAAGGTTTAAACTTTTAAACCAATAAAAGAGATAGAAAGAGAGGAAAGATTCAATGATGAAAGCCGCTTTAATTCATAAATACGGACAAAAAGAATTAGCAATCGAGGAGGTGCCCTTACCCACCATTCATGACAATGATGTTTTGGTCAAAATTATCGCTGCCAGTATCAACCCGATTGATTTAAAAACAAAAGATGGTAAAGTAAAGATGCTTTTAAATTATCAAATGCCACTGATTTTAGGCAGTGATTTTGCTGGGATTGTTGTCTCTGTTGGAAAAAATGTTCAAAATTTTAGGCTGGGCGATGCAGTTTACGGACGAGTACCCAAAAATCGCGTGGGAACTTTTGCTGAATATATTGCAGTGGATCAAGCGGCTGTAGCTATGAAGCCGAAAAATTTAACGTTTGAAGAAGCTGCGGCCATTCCGTTAGTCGGTTTGACAAGTTATCAAGCGCTACATGATATTATGAATGTGCAGCCAGGCCAGAAAGTCCTGATTCAAGCAGGTTCAGGAGGGATTGGAACCATTGCGATTCAATTAGCAAAACTAGCAGGCGCTTACGTTGCCACCACCACGAGTAGTAAAAATAAAGAATGGGTTCAAGCGTTGGGAGCAGATGAAGTGATTGACTATCGGACACAAAATTTTGAAGAAGTTTTATCCGACTACGATTATGTGTTTGATACAATGGGGGGGACAATCTTAGAAAAAGCTTTCTCAGTGGTTAAACCTCAGGGAAAAGTCGTTACATTGTCAGGCATTCCCAACGAACGTTTTGCTAAAGAGTATGGCTTGCCGCTTTGGAAACAATGGGCCTTTAAAATAGCTACTCGCAAGATTCATCGATTGGAGCAAGCCACAGATGTTAGTTATCATTTTTTGTTTATGCGTCCAGATGGCGAGCAATTAGCTTTACTCACTGAGTTCATTGAACAGGGAAAATTACAGCCGATAATTGACCGAGTCGTTCCTTTTAGCCAAATTCAAGAAGCGGTGGATTATTCACTGACAGGACGAGCACAAGGGAAAATTGTTGTGAAAATCGCCGATGTTGATCACGACTAAGTAAAGGAGAATTGCAAGAAAAATAGGCCTGTTTTTCTTGCAAGTCTCAAAATTTACCATTTAAACGCCGCCTAACGAAAGTGATTTTAGGCGGGAAAAGATTTTTATAGAAAATCCTCATTTTTCCAGTTTCTATTTTGCAAATTCGTTATTTTTTGTTATTCTATTGATGACTGTGTATGCGCTTTCTTTTTAGGCGGATACACAAAAATGAATGGAGTGCAGAAAGGAATGGTGTTCAAAGTGGGGAACGATTTATCGACAGGAAGAGGAGAAAACAGAGAAACAATTGTCAGTTGGCTGGGTCTTTTGTTATTGGTTGGCTTGACGTTTATCTTATTTAGTCTGTTTCATCAACCAATGGTCAGCCAAGCCAATGAGCCGACCCAAGAGAAACATTTTATGGTTTATTATCGGGCTTGGCGTGACAAAACGATGCAAGGAGTTAATACAACATTGCCAGATGAAAATTGGCTACCGATGCACGATATTCCTTATGGTATTGACATTGTGAATGTCTTTAGTTATGTGCCAAAAGGACAAGAAGCACTTGCACAGCCATTTTATGATACGTTAAAAAATGAGTATGCGCCAGCATTACATGCACGAGGTGTTCGTTTAGTTCGAGGGATTGATTATAGCGAGCTATTAAAAGTTCCTTATGCAGGAACAACGCCTACAGAAGCAGAATTTGATGCTTATGCGAAAGAGTTGCTAACCAAATTTGTTGATGATTTAGGAATTGATGGGTTAGATATTGACATGGAAACTCGTCCAAGTGAAAAAGATATTGTTTTATCTAATGGTGTCATTCGTGCATTATCAAAATACATTGGACCGAAGTCGGGAACGGATCGTCCATTTTTGTATGATACCAATGCAGAATATTTACCACCTTTACAAGATGTCAGTGACTGTTTCGATTTTCTCGCGTATCAACAGTACGGCAGCGATGACCAACGCACGCAACGAGCATTAAATAATTTAAGTCCGGTTCTCAATGGGGAACGATTTGTTCCAGGATTAACTTTCCCAGAAGAGCAAGATCGCAACCGCTGGTATGACACAAAAGAGCCGTATATGGAAAGTAACATGTATAAAGTAGCTCGTTATTCTTATGAAAATAATTTAGGGGGCATGTTCCTCTATGCCTTAGATCGCGATGGTCGCACCTATAATGAAGACGATTTAAATCAGATAAAACCTTCTAATTTACTTTGGACAAAAACGGCCATTGCAGAGAGTAAAGGCGTTTCTCTTGCAGAGATGAAAGCGGCTGCGCAACACTATTTAAAACGAATTAGCTACGCCAACACAGACCTTGAAGCACAAAATAGAGCCGCAGAAGCAGTGACACAAGCAACAACGCTTTATGATGTGAATAAAGCTATTTTAGGTGGCGATTATGGCCAAGGGATTTCAAATACCTATGATGCTGAATTAGAAAAAGGCCTGTTAGCCATTGACTTAACCACTTTATATCGTACGTTGGATCAAGCAGTTACAGCCATTGAAAAGGCAGAAAACTATACACCAGAAACGATTCAAGCACTACAAACAACAAAAGAGACAGTCGCAACAGAACTTGCGGGAAAAACGTATACAGCCGCGCAAGTGACTACTTGGCAAACGGAGGTCCAAACAGCTTTGGATAATTTAAAAGAGAAACAAACACAACCTTTAAAAAGTGTCTTCTCCATTGATGCGGGAAGAAAATATTTTTCCGTGGAACAACTGGAAGAATTAGTGGCCAAAGCCAGTCAAAATGGGTACACAGATGTCCAATTAATTTTAGGAAATGATGGCTTACGGTTTATCTTGGATGATATGTCGGTCAATGTGAATGGTAAAAAATACAACCACAACCGGGTTTCAAAAGCAATCCAACGAGGCAACAACGCGTATTACAATGATCCTAATGGCAACGCGTTAACACAAAAAGAAATGGATCGGTTGTTGGCTTTTGCGAAAGCGCGCAACATCAACATCATTCCCGTGATTAACAGTCCAGGACATATGGATGCGTTGTTAGTGGCTATGGAAAAACTAGCGATTAAAAATCCCACTTTTGATGGCTCAAAACGCACAGTAGATTTAGGAAACCAAAAGGCAGTGAATTTCACAAAGGCGATTATCAGTAAGTACGTGGCTTATTTTTCCGCGCATAGTGAAATTTTCAATTTTGGTGGCGATGAGTATGCAAATGATGTCGACACAGGCGGTTGGGCGAAACTGCAATCTTCTGGGCGCTACAAGGATTTTGTCGCTTATGCGAATGATTTAGCTAAAATAATTAAAGATGCGGGCATGCAGCCAATGAGCTTCAATGATGGCATTTATTACAACAGCGACGATTCTTTCGGTACATTTGACCCAGAGATTATTATTTCTTATTGGACAGCCGGTTGGAGCGGATATGACGTAGCCAAACCTGAGTACTTTGTTCAAAAAGGACACAAAATTTTTAATACCAATGATGCGTGGTATTGGGTCGCTGGCAATGTTGATTCTGGCATTTATCAATATGACGATGCTTTAGCAAATATGTCGAAAAAAGCATTTACAGATGTGCCAGCAGGTAGCCCAAATCTTCCAATTATTGGAAGTATTCAATGTGTTTGGTATGATGACCCTCGTCGTGACTATGATTTTGAACGAATTTATACGCTAATGGATACGTTCTCGGAAAATTATCGTGAGTATATGGTGGTTAAATAA